GCGGTTTCGTTACTTTCTCATTTGACTTAGTGAGAAACTTTTAAGAGAACTACATTCAACTTAAGACGGGCTTATGAAGAAGCTCGAATACTTAGTCAAAGGAAATGGGAAGGGCTGCGATAATCAAGTGTGCGTTGGTCGTACCAGCGCTCGTTGTTCCACCTGAAATCGTTACCGTACCCCCATTAACCACTCTGACAAACCAAGTAAGTTGGGCACCTTCACCTACTCCGTAGGTCATCTGCGTAGCAGGTAGCCCAGCTGTAACATTAATTCCATTCAACACACTCAACGCTGATGCACCACCTGAATAGGCCAGGGTGTGAGATACATTGGGAGTGGCTGAAGGAGCAGAAATATAATAATAAGCCATATACGTAATAGAGACGTTCCCCGTATAACCTGAAGGAAAAGTAATACTGTTGTGGTTGACAACAGTCCCCAGGTCGGAATTGGGTGAGATAGTCGCAGAACCATCCGCACCAAAATACGTAGGACCGCCTTGCACCGTGGTTTTGACATCTAAAGTGTAGTGATCAAAGACATCGACAGCTGCGCCTAATTTGGGTTTCAAGAGAGTAATGTCATATGAAACCCACAGCTCACCGATGTTGGTAGAAGCACCTTGCATCCCTACTGTAGCGATATTAAAATTTCCCCAATCGTAAAGCCTAGCGTCCCCAATTATAACCGGAGCAGAACGGGTAGACAAAACGCTTGTGGGCGTCTCCAAACGGGCACACTCAACGGGGTGCATTAAATTAACAGATGGTTTACCTGAACAGGTAAATTGATATTGCTCCATTTGTGTTTTCGTAACAAATGGAGGGTTTAAAACATTGTATTGAGTAGTCATCACAACTGTGCCGCTTGCCGTATTTGTAGAGGCCAAAGCGTCATAGGAGTTTGACTTGAATTCAAAAACCATACCGTTAATAGAATACTCTTCGAAATTCTCGGCTATTGCCGCCAGCCACGGGAAGGTCCGAACAAGTCCCGGTTGAATCGGGAATGTTTCCAACTTGAACGAACCAACGGTGGACGATGTAATAATATCTTGAAGATACTCCCGATGAGAGATCCGTGTGACATTCAAACCATTCCTAAATATAGGTAGAGAGTCAGAACCACTTAAAAAGCTGTTACGGCTAACCTTGTAATCTCCGAAACCAGTCACCCGCCGAAAAAGGCGACCAGCTTCCGCACCAAGCATACCGCCAGGAGACCCACCTATAAGGCTCCCAACCATACGCCCGGCTCGCACCACACTAAACGGACGTTTCAACACCTTTTTCTTTTTCTTTACTATTTTCTTCACCTCCTTTCGCACTGCCTTCTTCGCTTTCTTTGCAACTTTGGACATCAGAGTTTTTGTAAATCACCTACGAATGGGTAGAGTGCTGTTTCCGCACCTGTTTCCAAGACATAATAATCATTGAATAGGCGGTGGACGGGCTGAATATGCCCCTCAAACACCGGGTGATACAAAGGCCCTATTCTTTTCATGGAGTCGAAATATTGCTCCACCTCAATTTGCTCAATTACAGAAAAACCAAACACTTCCTCCATCAACAAACGGGCCGAAAAATGCACGGGCTTTGATATTAACTCCGTCTGAAACAATTTCCGTAAATATTCGCGCTCACACGCGGTCAAAGCCATATCAATGACAAAACGAAAACCTTCAGTAAGACGGATATAACACTTAGCCACAGATTGCAAAATTGGGCAACCAGGGTATTGGTATAGCATAGACATTGCTTTTGATCGTAATAGTCCTTTAATCACACGAGGTTTTGACTTCGAATATAGCATATGGGACCAACCTAAGTTCATCACGGCTTTCAATGGGTCAGCAATAACAGTCAAACTGTCAAAATCAAAGACTTGTCCACAAAATGACGCCAAATTAGGTCCTTTTAAGTAAACAAGTTTGATATTAAACCCTAATGAAGACCAAAAACTTGATGGAATAATAGGTCCAATATAACTAGAAACACAGTCATCACCTTCAATCAAACATTCATCATGCTCACAACCAAAGACAAACATAGCAAATTTAAATAGCATCAGGTTCGTAAACCCATTGCCCAAGCTTGTGTTCATCTCTCCGGACATACGACCGGCGTGTAACATACATGTGAGTGTTTTGAAAACTAAGTGATTTTCGGACATAACGACCTTATCTAAGATCTCTAAGAAGCGGGGTCCTTCAGGCAAATTCTTTACCATAAAACGATACAGTTGCATTTCTACACATAACATAATTTCACGCGTAAAAGAAGACTCAAACGCCGTATAGTCAGTATTCATGATGCGGCGCACAAACTCATAACGATCATCAACTCGGATACACTCATCTGTCCAAGCTGGCAATTCACCAAATAGTTCACGAATAAGAAATGCACGCTCAACAACCGGTATTTTCTTTATGAAGTAAGGTAATTTAAACACCTCTTCTTCAATTAATTTGAAAATAGGTCCCAGTCGGAGCTTACACTCATCTTTGCGCGCCAAAATGGCACGCGGATTTTTAAAAGTTGGATACGGTTCATTTTTAATAAAACATTTGCAAAAGTTATTATAAGCCTTGAAATCATCCTCTCCTTTTGCCAAAGTACGTTCATATAATGATAAGAGGGATTTCTTTTTCTGACGTGAGTAGTTGGTGGCTTCCAACCATTTTTCTACACTCACGTCCACAGATGCCTCTAAGGGCACTAAATGCTCATCGAGCCATTTAGCCACAAAGCGACTAAGTCTGGCCAGATAAACTTTATGAACGGGGGGCAAGATTCGACCAACACGTCCAGAAACGGCAGCG